ATTGATAACAAAGACCTTACCGCCTTTTTCACGAAAATGAGTGTATAAAGCCTGAGCGATTGAAAAGCCAGGAACCTGACCCCCGAACTGCGCTGCGTCTCTTTCGTTGGAAACCTCTGTCATTATATTCAGAGGGCCTGTCGGTGCAATGCCAATCAAGGCAACAACGCCCGAAGGTATAGACTGTGCAATAGTTGCACCCGACTTTTCTTGTCTTGTGGTTGCTCCGTGGAAAAAAGCCATTATTTCGGCGTGGTTACAGGTTGAGACTCAGTTTCATCGGTCGATTTACTTTCGACACGTTCGATTTGGCCGAACGCTTCGAGTCCGAGCACATAGTCAGTTTCTTCCAAAGAACGAGTAGTGCCTACCTCAAAGTAAATTTCTTTACCTGCGTTCTCGATGCGCGGATTAGCGCTTATGTTTTTGAACTTTGCCATATCGGTGTAAATATAATTAAATCTTTGAAACTCTAAAACTTTTTTGAAATTTAGGTCTTTTAATTATAAGTTTTGGGTCTTTGTCAGCAAACCTATCTACCGTAGTTATATAAACAGGGAGAGAGCTTCCTGTACCGCCGTAGCCCCCCAAATGTGCCCTTGGCTAGAAGGGTGAATAGCATCTACACATGGTAATAAAATAATCTCGTAACTGTCGCCAGCCACGGGTAACCCTCCAATGCTGGTGCCGTTTGTGTTGAAGGTTGTTGTATTGTTCCATGATAAGCAGCCTGTTTTCCCTGTTTGCGCTCCCGACGTGATTCGTATATTATAGCCCTTGTACTGATTGGCTGTCATTGTTTTCGACGTATCCACGAATTCGTAATTTGCAGTTACAGAAGAGAATGTACCGGTTAGCACTGGTGATGCATTGGTTACTCGCCAATAACCCCCGCCAAGGGTAAGTACATTGCTTGAATTAACTTCTGTGTATTTGCAAACATCAATAAAGTCCACTAAGCCCGGTGCTGCACACTGCGCTACAAAACCAGATTCGGAAGAGTCCCGAATCCATGCATTAAATGCGGTTCTATTGCTTCCAGGTGTACCTCCCTCAGGCGTTTGATTATTTGTTGTTTTCCATCCGTCAGTTGATGAAGACCGAGGGAATAGCGTACACTGAAAGAACTTAATGCCTCTATCGGTATACCATTTTGCAATCAACAGAATATTAGCCTTGATAGTCGAAAGCGAATCTGAAAGATCGTTTGTGCCATAATTAGAAATGACATTTGTTGCTAATTCGGTAATTGCAAGTCTTATTCGGCTATATTGGTTTGTGTTGAACTGATTAGCAAACTGGCTTGCTTTTTCTCCACCTAAAGCAACTTTTACATATGGGTATATTGGGTTTTCTACCAAGCTAAACAACGGTAAAAGCTGATTTGTAAGTGCTCTCACTCCAAAACCTCCATTAATACCTGCATACCCATGATCGCCGGTACCAGCTTGAACGCTATCTCCAATAAGTCCAACAGACTTGACAGCTTTTTTAGCTTTACCTAAAATTACTGACGGCCAGTATGCAGAATTAGCCGCCGATTGGCCTGCTGATCTAAAACCAGTATATGTGTGATCCCCTTGTAGGCGGCCTTCGCCAGTACCTAAGCCCTCGAATACACTCCCGCCTGATAGCCCTCCCCCGGCTGGCTTATACGATACTCCTCCTTGCCTTACAAATCTTTGAGCTGATGAATTTGCCTCGTATGAAATCACTGAGTTCACCCCAAACGGGATTAAAGCATTCATTGGTAACATTGAGTATATGCCCCCTGATGAGTCGTTTCGGGCTGTCATATATATTCTGTATCCAATAGCTCCCGGAACCGCTGTTGGTGCTGTGACAGATATGCTACTGGTTCCACTACCTGGAGTTGTTGCGGCGGTAAAACCAGAGGTAAGACTTTCAAACCCATCCTGAAAAACATAGGTAATGCAAATATTATACACAGACGAAGCTACGAGCGTCCCTCCGGTAGAATTTGCCGTCAGTGTAGGCGCGGCGGGGGCCTGCGGCAAGATTACACTTGCATACGTCCTGCTAAAAAATCTTTCGTTCTTAGTGACACTAAAAAAAGCAGGCTCCGTAAACACAAAACTCGCAGGGTCTAAATGGATTTTATTCTTACCATTTTTGAACGATTTCGTAAACAGAAATCCTGTTTCTGCTGTCAGAGCCCCTTCTACTTTTTGTGCAGCACTTCCAATTAGAAGTGAATTGTACATCGAGTTTTGACTAACACCCTGTATTGGTGCGTAATTGGCATACAAAAACATTAGTTTCGACGCAGCCTCACATGCAGTATGTAACGCCTTAACAGTGTTATCCATGTCACTTAGGCCGAAAACACTGGAAGGGGATACCGTGTTGATGCAGCACGGGTTAGTAGCAATAATGCTCCACCCTTCATTTTTTAAGTATTGGAAATCAAAGCTGTCTTTTGTAAGGCCACGCCCGAAGTCATCAATCCCCCTAAATATTCCGTCAAAATCAGGCATTAGAAGGTAAGTTTTTGTGTGATAATTGATTTATTCCAAAAATATTCGGCTATTAAACCTCCATATGATTCATCAGCCAGCACAGTAATGTCGCAATAATCTAAATTGGGGGTAGCGATTAGTGTATTTAAAGCCGCCTTGGTCGCCACCACGTATCCGTTTTTTTTATTTATTAACCCTGTCATGACCTCATCTCTAGCTGCAAGCACTTGCTCTTTTGCCTCGACCGTCTCTTCATTGACGAGCTCAGCCACCACACCCATTAGCTGATCGACCGATGCCTGGAATGTCACACCGTTCTGCGTGGTGAACAAAACGAATTCTGTACCTTCTGGTTCTCCTACCGGATATGAGCCTATGTATCGTTCAGCCATTATTCAATTCCAGTTATAAATTCTATTGTGGTTATTGGACCTCCAATTTCTTGTTCGTGCTCGTAAAAACTGTTTGCGGGGACAACAGGTAAATTCTCCCACCTGACGATCAGCGTGTACCCCCAAAGGGTGGCTTCCTTACTGGTCAACGCACAGTCTCGTATGTACATCCGGCCTCCCGGTCCTGTCGGGCTTGTCTCGAACCCGATGGCCATATTCCGGGCCAATTGAAGCTGCATAAGCACGCCGTCAGGCCCATATAATTTCTTTCCTTGAATCACAATAGCAAAATGGATGTATCGTTCTTGCCGGGCGAATCCTACTGCATTGACCATCAAGTTTTCATCTGTACCGTAATAATCATCCTCATATCCGATGCTGATAAGTCCTTTTAACTTCGGGTCTTGTTTGTACTGTCTTTCATTTTCGGGCCGCTTCTCGACAGCTACGCCCCATGCCTCGAAAGCAGGACGATCTGCATCCCCTTTGAACCACTCGATCAGCTCGTCGATTATCTTTTCCTCGTCGCTCATGAAACAGTAATAGGTACTATTTTAGCCCAATAGGTGTCCCCATCATACATACGCAGAACTTGCAGAACACGCCAAGCCTGGGACACATCATTTTTCGTAACGTTGACAATCTCGTTTTCACTGCCTTCAATCACCAGCTCATACAAACCGGGGAAATCAGGCGCCATGTACTCCAAGATCGTATCCTCGTTTCGCCAGGTGAACTCCTGCGATTCCAACAGCTGAACCTCTTTCAGTGTCGGTGTTTTGAAATTTACCCCTAACGATGCCGGATACAGCTGATCATCTAAAGAAGAAAGCCAGGAACCTACGTAGCCCATATGTCCGGTCACTATCGTAAAGCACCTGGCTTTCAATTGATCAAATCGATTCATCTTATTTGAGTCTTACCCAAACGGTTGTATCAGCTGATAAAGCAGATTTGGCGCACTCACCTACGATCACGTTTGTAGATTCAGTTTTTGTGAGTTTTTTGGCTGAATCGTCCCAATACAGTGTATCGCCATATGAGATTACCAAAGGAGCCTCTTTCGGCCCCTCGTACACGCCTTGCCATGCGCATTCAACCTCTGTGGTCTGCGCCCCGGTTCCAAGGGCCACTACAACCCTTCCGGTTCCCATTTTGTAAAACGTACCGGAAACCATGCCCCCTGTAGGCGCTATGGCAGTGATCGTGTCACCCGGCTGAATATAATTTACGGCCATGATAAATATTAATTTAAGGCTTTGAAAATCAATTAATAAAAAGGGCGAACCCTAGAGCGTATTAAGCCCCAGGGTTGCGAATAACACCTTGTGATCCTACTGCATCCACACCCCAATCATGGCGTATTTTCCAGCGGGTCCCGTCAACGTCGAATTCCTGGCGTTCTTCAAGATACGGAGTCTGTTTGCCGTTCAAGAAATTGACTTCCAAAACAGGCTCGATATCCGGATCGGCTAAAATCCAATATGCTGTAGTACTTGTCAAACGTGGTGACGTCACAATCTGCTCAAAGAAACCTCTGTAAATGTTAGGCTTCTGGAATTTGTTCGCCTCGTCTGCATAAGCAGAAGTGTTCAACAGGATTGCAGAGTCATACAAATTCGTCGGAACGATAAGCGTGTGTGGGCGCAAGTCAAGATAGTCATTACCTGACAAGTCCTTTTGCAGCGCCATTTTAGTACGCGCATCCGCAAGACCAAGAATGCCAAAAGCCAAAGTGCTTCCAACGTTATTGTGGCTTGCATGGATCAACGTGTTACCATCAAACATGTTTGGCCCTAGACCTGAGTTCATTTGCAGAACGTCCCAAACTGCTTGCTCAATTGAGCGGTTCGACGCACGTGTAAGTTTACGCAGCAACGACGTGAATGCACCAAGATCATCATTGATCAGCATTTTGCGCGTCACATTGATTGTATTACCGTACGTTTCGATCTGTACAGTCTCTTTGGCCCCATCGGGTAATTTCTTGTTTTTGAACTCACCGTTCTCGTTTACACGATCAAGATTCCCGATTGAACCAGAGGCAAGACGTGTCCAAGGACGAAAATCAGAAACCGAACCGACAGCCGCAAATTTACGCCATTGATCTTGCTGAATTTTCTGCTCTTTTTTCAGAACACGACGAGCGATACCTTCAAGCATCACAGGGAAATCAGCGGAGTTATTACTGATCAACGAACGTTTTGAAAGTTCATTTATCGGTAGGTACGCTACATCCACTAATCCTGCGTCAAGCATCCATGACCGGGCCATATCCATAGCCGAGTGATCACGATATTGTTCAGAGCCGCGAAGCTCTTCAGCTGTCAAATCGGCATCACTAACAACACCAAGTTTACGGCACATCCCGATCTCCATGAAATTACGGGTGTGTTCAATTGCTTCCTTACCTACACGGGGTTGTGAAGCTGCGGGGTTTTGACCGCCTGGTTTCGGCTGGTTGCTCACTAGCTTTTCGAATAAAAGTGACCTTACATGTTCTACAGAACTACCGGCAGCAACTTGCTCAACGGCAAAAGACATAGGTTGATTAGCGGCTGTAGTCAGCTGCATAATCTGTAATGCGCGTTGACCTTCAACAGGTTCAGAAGCAGGAGCCGGAGCGGGTGCCGGTGCCGGTTCTGTCGCAGGTGTAGGTTGTGGTGCAGGCTGCGGCGGTGTGCCGGGCGTGGGGTTTGGTACCCCCTCTACTTCTGGTTCCATAATTTGAATTTCGATTTCTGT